CCACTCCTTTTAACTGATTTAGAGGCTCGCAAGTATGGACTTGCAGATCAGATAAAAGCCTTCCAGATCTCTTTCTCTGTCCCGAATAACAGCGATGCTTATAGTCAATTATTTCAACTTTTAGGCCGTTATCTTTGATCCAATCCATTATTCTCTTCTCCTCGGCTTCATCTATTTTTCCAGTCCAGCTAAATGCAATATGCCCTGAGTCACTTACCTTTGATTCCATTCTAGAGGCAGTATTTACAGTATTTCCAAAGTAATCCATTAGCTTTTTACCCTGAATCATGGTCTGTTTTCTATAAAGAGGACCTTTATGAATTCCTAATCTGATCTTTATAACTTTAGACTTGACCTTAATAGGTTTTTTAGCCAGATCCATTTGAATGTCATATCCGAATCTAATAGAGTTTAACAGGCTGTCCTTTCCTTCAAAGGAAAGCATATAACTGTCTCCAATAGTCTTAATTATTTTTCCGTTGTACTTTTTTATAGTATCAGTCACTCTTTTTTCGTGTTCTCTAAGAGCGTTAAACATGGCAATCTCATCAGATTTCCATAATTTAGAACTTGATTCAACGTCAGTAAATAGTATTACCTGATCCCTTTCCTCAACGTCCTTTAATGAATTCAGGTTTTCCCAAATAGCATAAGAGTATATATAATTGTCCATATAAATATTTATTTTAATTTTTTCAAAATATTAGTATAATTAGATTATGGAAATCAAAATTAAATTAAAAGACGAAGAAATCCAAGGCATGGTGATACTTTGCCAAGAATACATTAAACAGGTAGACAAGCAGGATCAAGACGATACCACCGAAATGATTAAATCTATACTCTCTTCCTGTTTAAATAAATTTGAATCAGCCAGAGATCGAAAAAGAAAAAGATCTATCCTATTTTAAGGTAAGAAGGTATTTCAACTTATTAAGGGCTGCCAGCATTTCATCTCTGATGTTCAGTAGGTCAGTATCCGTTCGGCTATCTAATTCTCTATCTAGAGAAATTAAAAATGAGATTGCTCCATCTATATATTGACCGGGATCCATGTCTCCGATATTGATTAGTTCGATAGATTCTCCATCTTCTAATACTACTCTTCCATATTTTCCCATATAGATTTCTAAAAAATTATCTGCTAAATCTGATATTGTATCGTAAGCATCTCCGTATGCGATATGTTTTGCATAAGATTGTGTTTGCCAATGTAAGACTTTAAATTGAGACTGCAGGCCTAAAAAAGCCGAAACTAGAGTTGCCATAAAAAACTTTTTTATTATTTATCTCTATAAAACAAAAAAGGAGATCCGAAGATCTCCTTTTTCTATATTCTAAAGTAATATTAGATACTTTGAGAAGGTGCAACACCACCAGTAAGAGTTGCAAGATTACCAACTACATCAACGTTGATGTATTGAGTTTCAGGATGCCATCCTGCCTCAGTAATTGCGTATCTTGATTTCATACCGATTTTTGGTGAGAAAGTACCTTCAGAAATAGTCTGAAGTGATTCAGCCATGATGTATGGCATAAATTTAACTCCTGGCTCTTCATCAGCACCTTTTCTACCGATACAGATTCTTGTATCTCCAAATCTTAAGTTTGGATCAACGTAAACTTGTACACCATAAACTTTACCAGCTGGGTAAAGGTTACCTGCTACTCCACCCATATCCGTAGGAACTTGAGCGATTGAGTAACCAGCTACGTCTGCAAGAGCAGAAGCAACTCTACCGTTAGTAATCATGAATGTACCAGCACCGAATCTACCTCTGTGGTAAATTAAGTTAGCTAATTCAAGAATCTTAGTTACAAGTCTTCTTTGTAATGTAGAAACGTTTTCGAATCCACCAGAACCTGCAGTAAGATCTAAAGTAGTGATTCCTGAACCTTCAACTAAATCAACTTCAGCATTGTGAGTATCAGCTAAAGTAAAGATTCTGTCGATCAATCTTTTGTTGATTGATTGAGCTAAATCGTTAACTGCAACGTTCTCTAACATAGAGATAACGTCATAGTTCCAAACTCTGTTCAAGTCTTGGATTTGCTCAACAGTAGCAGAAATTGCAACTTGATCAGTTTCAGCCTCGATGAATTTAGTAAACATTCTTAGACCCATTTGACGGAATCTTGATTGCTCACCAGTTTCTCTCTTCATTGATCCAGGTACGTTACCTGTTGAAGGTAAGTAAGGACCATTAAATGAGTCAGCAGCATAAGTATCATCACCGATAGATGTGAAACCTGAAATGTGGTTTTCTAAAGCAGAAACCAATTGAACTTGAGGTTTAGTAATTGCAACTGGAGTAGTAAGAGCTCCACCGATCGCTGTAATGTTACCAACTAAGTCATCGCCTACAGAAGTAGTAGCATTATCTGTAACTACTCTTAAGATCAAGTGACCATCAACTCTTGAGAATCCTACGAAATCGTAAGTTGCAGTAGCTCCAGGTTTTGTGATGTTCGTTCCTGGTGTTAAAGTACCACCAGCAAGATCTGTTTCAGTAACTCCTTGAATTTTAACCATGTACGGCTCAAATCCACTATCAGTTCTACCACCTGTATAAAGATAATCTAAATAAGGTAGGAAACCAACAGGTGAATCCATAGGTACAACTGGAACTAGATCGAAACCGATAGTTTTAGCTGCAACTTGGATTGCAACTGGTAAAAGTGATGGAAATTTATCACCTGAACCAGCGTCAGTGTAAGAACCTTTAACACCTGCAGAGAACGGAGTCTGATTAGATGTAGGTGCGGAAGGGTTACCCATTCCTGGAAGAGAACCTGGTTGTTGATAAAATAAACCTGGTCCGCCATACGCTTGTTCGAATATTGGAGTAGTGTTATCAAAGATCGCGTGGTTGTGAGCATACTCAGCTAACCAAGGAGTCTTTTCAACATCAGCTCCATATCCTTCAAGAATAGGCTTCCATGTGTTTGCCAAACGATTATCGCTTGACCTTCTGAAAATTTTTGTACGTGCCATTTTTTAAGCTTGTTTTTTTAATTTTTATTTTCGATAATCTGCTCCTCGCATTAAGTTATCTAAATAATTCGAGGTATAACCTCTTTGTTGCTCAACTACCCTTTCTACTGGGATCATACCTTCTGTACTTTGGCTTTCGTTAAGCTTACTAAGTTTTCTATTTTGTTTTTCTATTTCAATTCTTTCGTTGATTCCTCTCAAATCTTGCTCATCCCAAAAAGCTTTTGCTTGGTATGAAGTATTAATACTGTACAACTGAGCTTTAGCGTGAATTCGATTCTTTTCAGACTCATTCATTTTATTCCACAAAGGTTTGTACTCATGTGGCATAAATCTGATATGAGTAGGAATATGCTTAGCGCTTTCGTTCATAACTGATTCAATGATTCCTAAAACATCGTTCTCATTAAACCAAACCGCTGCTCCTAAAGTTTCAACAATTGCTTGCTTGGTTTTAGTATCTAATTTGTAGAATCTCTTTTTATTAGATTCGCTCATAACCTTTAAGAAAGGATATTTGTTCTCTAAAACTGATTTAGAAGAAGTAGATTTAACTTCAGCGATGATGTTATCTACACCGTTAACTAGAGAATCAATTGCAGATTCGTTAACTCGACCTACTGAACCTAAAAGATTTCTCTTATCTGGTACAATATTTCCAGTGTTTAATTGCTCTGCAATATATTCAGTATATCCAATTCCATTATTTGCTCTTTCAGCAACATATTGCATATAATCGCGGTTGATATTGATGTTCTCAGAAAGATATTCAGCGAATTCAATTCCTCTGTTAGCTCCTTCTGCTACATATTCAGTATATTGTAATCCTTGATCTACTTGCTCAGCTAAATAGTTTTGATAATTAATAGAATTATTCAAGTTCTCTTTGATGTATTCAGCGTAATTAATAGTCTGATTTACTTTTTCAGCGATATAGTCTTGGTGACCGATGCTAGTGTTTAACTTTTCTCCTAAATAGTTAGTGTACTCGATTGCATTGTTAGTAGTTTTAGCTACGTGCTCAGTGTATGCAACTGATTTATTAACCATTTTAGAAAGATAGTCAGCATAGTTAACTACACCTTCTAAGTTTTCAGCAAGATAATTAACAAATCCCATTAATTTAGACATGTTAACATCGCTATCTGAAACAGCATCAATTCCTGAATTTGAAGATTCAAACAGATTTCTTTGTTGCTTCAATTCGCTTTTAATACTGTTAATTTGTTCTCTTACAAGATTCGAATACTTGTTCATTGAATCTGCTGTTACAAATTTCTCTGCCATTATATTTTTATTTTTTTGAGGTTGTATAGAATTCTCAAATACTGATTCTATAGAGTTATTTATTTTGTAAATTTTAAAATTATTTGCATAATCTAAACTTTCTGAAATGTCAGTCAAGTGATTCTTGCTAACAAATGATTCAGATTTAAGATGGTCAAAGCTTTCAGTTAACATTTGAAAATCAGTTTTCAAAGATTCGTTAACTGTTCTCTTTAACATTGCTTCAGTAAATCCAGGCTCTCCAACCAGGTCATAAGTGAAAATTCTATGAAGTTTTACTTTACCTTCATTTAAAACCTGACCAGCAGCTCTTGATGAGATAGAAAGATTTACACCACCATTAATTAAGGCCTTAGCAATTTTTCCATTTGGAGTATCCTCTAAAATTCTTAATTTGATGTTTACTTTATTTCCACCATCATAATCTAATCCTGTAATGATATGAGATGCACTCTTTAAAGTAACATCAAAATGAGGAGGATGATCTAGATCTCCAACCAATTGTTTTTTAGAAATTTTATCCTTAAGATAATTTAAATGTGGAAGATATTCGTCCTTTTCGTAAACTCGGTTGTTGTTATTCTTAGATCCGAAAACCGCACATACTCCTTCTAATATAATATTATTAGATTCAGTACTCCTTACTTGTAAATCTTCACCAATGTTTTCAACGATCAATACCCAATCGCTGTTTAAACTGTTAGAAGCATTAAATGAATTACTCAAGAGTCTTAAATTTTTTATTATTTATATTAGACTCTTGAAAAAAATTAAAAATTATTCGTTATATTTCTTTAAAATAGCTTTTAATTCTTCTAATTTTTCAGGCTCTAATTCTGAAAAATCTGGCGCAACTATATTAAATTTAATAGTATAATTGCCTATTTTTCCGTCCTTTCCCAGTATTCCCTGATCTTTTATATTAAATTTTAAATTGTTTAGACTCTTAGGTGAACCTATTTCAGCATCATATGATTTGTTAAAAATAGTTGTGATTCTTACTTTTTCTCCCTTAAATATGGCTTTATATAGAGGAACGTCTATTATTTGAACGATATTGTTCTCCTCCAGCTTTATTCCTTCTGGAATTTGAACTGAGATTTCAATGTTTAAATTTCCAATCATTAAGACGGATTCATCCTCTCCCCATATATTTTTTCTACCAATTGAATCTTCATTTCCCAAGTGATCCAGTTTGATTTTAATAATTCCCAAATCCCCTTCTAATTTTAAATTAGCCAGCTTTTTTCTAAGATCTAGATGGAGCATCAAGGTTTTTTCTTCTTCAGATTTTTTAAATTCTCCGTCTATTACATATCTAACATAGGAGATTTCAATTGGTTCCGCATCTATTATTCGGGTTAAAGGTATCTCCAGTTTTTGATTAATGTCCAGATGGTCAGTGGCAGGTTTAGCTGCACCTTTCGATCTTTCTGAAAAATTCTGACTGCCGAATCCTCCTGACTTAAATTGAGACTTGGACCATTCGTCAAAGCTGGATTCGAAATTCCAATTTCCTCCTCGATTTCCTCCTCTTGGTCTATGATTTTTAAATGGATTTCCACCTGCATGCGATCCCATCGATCTCTTAGCATCATATTCCCTTCTTTTTTCGGCATCTCCTAGAATAGAATAGGCATCAGCTATCTGTTTAAATCGGTCCTCAGCTCCGGCTGACCCATTTTTGTCTGGGTGATACTGAAGAGCTAGTTTTCGATAGGATTTTTTGATCTCGGCATCGGTAGACTTTTCGTTTACTTCTAAAATTTTATAATAATCGGTCATCTAATTAAACCTTATTTTTTTATATTGTATAAGATAATCAACTTAAGGTTTTAAAAAAATCAGAATTGTTTTGTTAGTTAAGAGATTATCCGAGTTTAAAGATATTCATCTAAATCAAAAAATAGTTGTATGTGGTTGTGGAATCTCCCTTTTAGAATTTAAGGATCATCATCAAGATTTCATCACAATAGGGGTCAACGACGTCCCTAAACTTTTTACCCCTACTTATTTAGTAGTGACTGACGCTTCTATTAGATTTAATGATGCTAGAAAAAAGATGATTAACGAGTCCGAGAGTCGTTATATGTTTACCTGTTCACAGGGATGGAGACATCCTAGAATGGTTCACTTTGACCTGGGAAGAAAGGGAACCTATTTTTTAAACGATCCTAATAAAGTGGATCATTTTTTAAATTCACCCTATGTTGCAATCAATATTGCCTATAAGCTAGGAGCTAGAAAAATAGGCATGATCGGAGTAGACTTCACTCATGGTCATTTTTATGCCCCTAAAGACGGCCCTCACTCCCTTGACCGGATGAATTATACTAGAGACATAAATCGAGGATATGAGATTCTAAAAGAAGAGCTATATAATAACGGGTGTGATTTCTATAATCTCAGTCAGGATAGCAAAATAGAATCCGTTCCAAAAATAACCGTAGAAAACTTTAAAGAATTATGAAAATCATAATACCTGCCAGGGCCGGATCCAAAGGTCTTCCTCATAAAAATAGACTGTTATTTAATTCTACCGCTGACACCATACCTTCTTCCTTGAAGGATCAGGTTTGGGTCTTAACTGATGACTCAGTAGTAAAGCAATTGGCCCAAGAAAGAGGATTTAACATTTGGCATCGACACGCAGAAATTTCAGGAGACACTGCTTCAACTTGGTCCTTAATGGACTTCTTTATACAGAACCAGGGAATTGATGACGACTTGGTAGTCCTATACTTAACCTACCCTGAAAGAACCTGGGATCAAATCGAATCGGCGATAGAAATCTATAAGAAGAAGAAATTAAAATCACTCTTATGTAAGAAGAAAATAGAGATTACTCCATTCCTAATTTTAAAAGAGGAGGAAGGAAACCGAGGATCTCAATTGTTCTATCATGATTTATATCGCAGACAGGATTATCCAGCATGCTTCGAATTGAGTCATTTTATATGCATATTTAAATCCAAATCGATAAATAAACTTAATCAGAATCTTTACTATAGGGATACTTATTACCTTGATATAAGTCCAGATACTATTGATGTTGACACTCAAAAAGATCTTGATAAATTAAATGGTGACATACGATAATTTTTGCGCAATAACTGAATCGAGCAATTCAACCTTTCCGATGACTCGTCTTGCAGTATCTACTTTTGTTGCTAATAATTTGTGGTTTGACGGAACATTAATAATCGCAACAATTAAGAATAATGGTCTGAGCCAACCTAATATAGATGTCCTAAAGTCGATCTACGAAAAGACAGAGATTTTAGAAATTGATCACAACGATCCGATAATGCAAAACGTTGCCTCTAAACTCTTAAAGAAAAACATTCCTCTCGATCGCGTCCTGAATTATCTGGGTGTGCTTGCATTTAACATAAAATCAGAAGGAAACATCTACTTTTCTAGAAACACAGTTTTTATGGGAGATGTAAGTGATATGTTAGATGCCAATCATCTTACTGCTCCCTCCGACTCTAATAGCTTTCCAAATTCTGATGGCTCTAATTCTCAGGACATTAATTCTAAATTGATGTTTGTTCCTTCTCGATATGCGATCAACGAAAACTATTCAGCAATGGTACAGAATCTATCTAATATAAACATTTCTGAACCTCTTTCCGAAAATAAATTAATAAATGACATCGTAAGGAAAAATAATTTAAATGTCAAGGTACTATCTAACACGTTCATGTGTAAATCTTCAAATTTTATAGATCAGAAATATTCTAATTTTGTTAGATATTCTAAATCTATAAAATCAATATACTATAACACTCACGAAAACAAGAAAAACTATGTAAGAATTCACACTTATTGGCTTCAGCAAAACAATTCGATACAACAAAAATTAGTCGACATCAAGAAGAATAGTAAACTGGTTAATATTAAAATAAGTCAAATTAACTCAAAGACTTCTAATATTAAACCTGTTCCTTCTAATAAGAAAAAGATCAGCTCTGATTTAAATACTCATATATTTAAATCAGCCATATCGGAGTCAGACATCCTGACGATTAATGGTAAACTGGATTCCGAATTATCAAAAAATAGAATGGATCTATCATTTATGGATCTGTCATTCTTTAGGGCATTTATTAAAGATAAATCTATTGCTTTAATTGCCAATTCGAGCGACCTATTAAAATCTTCAAATGGTAAATTAATCGATTCACATGACGTAGTAATCAGATTTAATTCTTACGACATACAGCCTGAACATACTGGAAGCCGAACAACAGTTCACGTTTCTATATATTTACAGCCTGAGAATCTAGATGTCTATGTTCCAATCCGATATATTTTATCAATTCATTCCAAGAACTGGATAAGCAAATTAAAGACCCTTAATAAATACAGTCAAGGCACTCTCTTAAAATTTAATCATCATTCTATAATACCTAACGCTTTTAAAGACAACAACCCGGCTACTAGCGGATTTGCAACTCTGATTCTGCTGTTAAAATTAGGTGGATATAAAAAAATAAACATGTTTGGTTTCAATTTTTATGAAGGAGGTCAGGCTAGTATCCTTAGAAAAAAAGAAGGAATGAACTATCCCATTTCAAAGGTACATGATTATGCACTTGAAAAAGTATTTGTACTAAATAATGCAGATTCAATAGATAAAGATCAAAATATTATAACTTTTTATGATAATAGCTCATTATAAGCAGACTCCAATTGCCCGGGCCCCTGAGGCAGTATCGACCATAATCAATAAGTATACTGAACACTCTTCATTTGTATTTGGTCACGGGTATTCAAAAACTGACGACTACAAAAAATCAGATATTGTACATCAACATAATTTAGACGTTATAGATCACAGAAAAAAGATAATTCAGTATCACAGTGAGCCATTTAGAGTTCACTTAAATGCGAAGATTAAAAAGTTAGTCATCGCTCAATATCATGCAACTCTTCCTGAATACAAAGGCTGTGAAATTGTTAGAAATCCAATAGATCTATACGATGAAATCTTTCTACCAAAATATCAAAATTCCAAGATAAAGATAGGATACTCTCCATCTACTCTGAATCCTGCTTCTAAATGGGCTGACAAGGGGTATTCTGAAACGATCCCAATACTTAATTCAATAAAAAGTAGATTTGGAAACTTGATAGATATAGATATCATAACTGGAGTCTCTTTAGAAGAATGCCTAGTTAGAAAATCAGTTTGTAATATTTTTATTGACGAAGTTAAAACCGTTTCATATCACAGATCAGGGTTAGAGTCTTTAGGGATGGGTATAGCCACTGTATGCTCAATAGGTCCTGAAGTTGAAAAGATTCTTTTGAATTCTTCAAATTCCCAAACTAATCCATTTATCAATGTAAGCATTTCAAATTTACAAAATAAATTGGTAGAATTAATAGACTCGGGAATACATTCAATTCTAGAAAAAGGATATAACAGTCGCTTATGGATGGAAAAGCATTGGAATCCTAAAACAATAGCTGATGAATATATCAACATATATAAAAAATTATAAAATATGACCCTTAACGACTATTTTGACAAAATATATTGCATCAATCTTGATCGACGGCCTGATAGATGGGAGCAAGCAGTCGAAGAATTTAATAAAATTGGATGTAAAGTTGAAAGACTTTCAGCAATTGACGGTGAAAATTTAATCAATCCCAATACTGCAAGTCCGATAAATCAATCTGAATTAGGCTGTTTATTAAGTCACCGTGCAATTCTAGAAAAAATTATTAAATCAGACGGTGACCGATTCCTAATACTCGAGGACGATATCGTATTCAACGATGATTTTAATCAAAATTTTCAATTATTTAAAGACCAGCTGCCTAAAAACTGGGATATGGTCTATATTTCTGGAAATAACACAAAGCCAATTGTGAAAGTTACTGAAAATATTTACAGAACTAATGGTACTTTAGCGCTACATAGCTACTTTATAACTAAAAAAACAGCTATTTCTCTAAAAAAAATAATCGACGATTCAAATTATTCAATGCCCGTTGACTCTTTATTTATAAAATATCAACAGACAGCTAACGTTTTTGTTTTTAGGCCTCACTTGACAAAGCAGAGACCTGGATATAGTGACCTTAGAGGCGGATTTAGAAATTACGACTCGGTTCTAGACGTATAAAAATAAATAGTAAATATATGAAAAATTTTGAAGATTTAGTAAAAAACAAAAATGTCGTTATTGTCGGACCTGCTCATCACTTAACAGGTAGTAATTCCGGAAAAATAATCGATTCATATGACGTTGTCGTAAAAATAAACGGTCTATTATATAATAAAAATTCAAAGGATTATGGAGAAAGAATTGATGTTTTAACTACGAACTTAGAGTTTATAAGAAATAATCAATTAACTGACGACTTGCTAATCAAAAAAGGTATTAAGTTTATCTTATGTAAAAGAATTTTTAATAACGAAACTCAAATACCGTTTAAGGTACTAAGAACTCCCGACCATAAATTATTTGAAAATTCACCTGCACCCTTAAACGGGATCAACGCTATTAACGAAATAATTAATAATAAGCCAAAGGAGCTATTTATAACCGGATTTGATTTTTACACATCAGGCAAATGGTTCACTGAAAATTATTATCCAACTAGCCCTGAATATACTGGAAGCGGCAATCCAAAGTGGGATTTTAAATTTGTAGATTCATCTGCATCACAGAGCAATAGCTTGCATAGGATCGAAGTCGATTTCATGTTCCTAGCTGATCTTTGTAAAACAAACCGTAACATTAAATTAGACGATAAATTAAAAGACCTGTTTAATTTATACGAAAAGCAAAAATCACTAAGAAAATAAAATTATCAGCATGAATTTCGTATTGACAACATATTTTACTTCAGAAAAGGACCCTCAAAGTTCAAATATATGGTCCAATGACGATTTTACAATAATAAAAAAATTCTATGATTCTATAGTAGAGCATGATTTAAATTGTATAATCTTAATAGACAACTCGTCAGACGCTTTTATCGAAAAATACAAAACTGATAAAATACAATTCGTTCGATGCGACTCGTCTGGTTTAAATATGATAGACATAAGATGGAAATTATATCATGATCTGCTTAGTCAGAACACAGATATTTCAAGTGCATTTTTTCTAGATGTATCTGACGTGGTAATTCTTAAAAATCCGTTCAATTACATTCAGCCTGATAAAATATACTGCGGCGACGAAGAAATTATCAATCAGGAAAGTCAGTGGATGCTTAGGAGATATAAATTATTAAGCAATAAGGAAATTGATAATGAATTAAAAAAATATCTAGATAAAAAGGTTATAAACGCAGGCATATTAGGAGGAAATAGAGATTATCTGATCGACATAACCGGAAAAATAAGTAATTTACTGCTTCATTCAAAAATCACTCATACGACGGTAGATATGTGTGCGTTTAATCACGTCTTGTATACCTATTATAGAACTAATTTAGTACACGGTCTCCCAGTTAATACTGTCTTTAGAGCCGACGACTCGGATAATAAAATAGCATGGTTTAAACATAAATAAGATGATAAAAATATACGAAAATAGAAATCAAATGCTACTAGATTTACCTAAAAATTTAATAGTAGCCGAACTTGGAGTTTTTAATGGAACTTTTTCCGAGTCAATATTAAAAATATGTGAGCCTTCTCAGTTAATATTAATTGATCTGTGGGAAAACGCAAATATAATGTCAGGGGATGTTGACGGCAATAATGTTGTAAAACTAAACGGTGAAGATCTATATAATCAGGTTAACACTAAATTTCAAAATGTCGAAAATATAGTAATACATAGAGATTATACAACATCAGCATTGTCAAAATATCCAGATGATTATTTTGATGTGGTTTACATAGATGCAGACCACAGCTATTCAGGGTGTATGGCTGACCTGGAGATTTCCTTTAAAAAAGTAAAATCCGGAGGATATATCATGGGGCATGATTATGAACAAAATTTTGAAAAAACTAAAAATGTATATAACTTTGGAGTAAATAGAGCAGTTAATGAATTTTGTCAAAAATATTCTCAAACTATATCTATTAAAGCTAATGATGGATGCGTTAGCTATGGTATTAAAATTAAAAAAAATAATATAAAATGAGTACAAAAATTATCGCTGAAATAGGAATCAATTTCGCATACGGAAAGGATCGATCTAAGTTTTTAGATAACACTAAAAAATTAATCGACATCGCTTGTGTAGCAGGATGTGACTATGTCAAGTTTCAAAAACGAGATCCCAATGTGTGCGTTCCTGAGGCTGAAAAATCAAAGCCTAAAAGGGTTCCTTGGAGAGAAGAGGAAACCACTTATCTTCAATATAAATTAGACATTGAATTCGGTCAGGAAGAATACGATGAGATTGATAGATATTGCCAAGAGAAAGGCATAGGATGGTTCGCCTCAGTCTGGGACCTTAATTCGGTTAAATTCATGACTCGATATCATACTGCTTTGCCGAATGGTAAATCCGGACCTGTGATGAAGATACCGTCAGCTTTAATTACTGACCTTGAATTAATTCAAGATGCAAAGGACTCTTCTGAATTCCTCTTAATTTCAACTGGAATGAGCACTCAGCCTGAAATAGATCAGGCAATTCAGATAGGGGAACCTGATGTGGTGTTTCATACCAATTCAACCTACCCATCCCCGATTGAAGATTTAAATCTGGATTATATTGTTTATCTTAATCACATCCGCTCTGATTTTAGAAAGGAATACGAGGTAGGATATTCAGGTCATGAGTTCGGTCTAATTACAACCATGGCTTCTACCCTATTAGGAGCCTCCTGGATTGAACGACACGTTACTCTTGATAGATCTTTATGGGGATCAGACCAAATGGCCTCAGTTGAGCCTCAGGGATTAATTAAATTAGTTAAAAGCATTAAGGACATTGAATCAGCTAGAGGCGGATATGGTCAAAGATCGGTTCTTAAGTCTGAATTAGAAAAAAGAAAGAGCTTAAGAGGCATATGATTACTCCAAAGAAAGTATTACAGTTTATTGAAGGCAACTTAAAAATGTTAGGAGATGAATTAGGCATGCTTCCTAAACATCAACAGGAACAGGTGCTTTATCGTTCTCAAATATGCAAGTCAGACTGCATTAGATTGGGATATTGTATCTATTGTGGCTGCGATATTCCAGGTAAGCTGTATGTCAAAGAGTCCTGTAATTCTGGAGATCGATTTCCAGACTTAATGAATCTGTCTGATTGGGAAAAGTTTAAATCTGAAAATAATATCGAAATTCAATGATAATTTATATAGACATTGATGATACTATCTGCACCGGATCAGTTAACGGAGACTATGCTCAAGCAGTTCCGATTCCGGATGCAATAGCCAGAGCAAATAGCTATTACGATGCCGGTCATACTGTGATCTATTGGACAGCTCGTGGAACCGTCACCAGAATTGATTGGAGAGAGTTAACTGAGCTCCAGTTTGCAACTTGGGGAGTCAAATATCACGATCTTAAATTTGGAAAACCAGCTTACGATCTTTTTATCGACGATAAGAACATCAATTCTCAAGACTGGTCAAAATTTGATTTAAATGAGATTTAAAAAGCTGCTAGTCCTAGGAAATAGTCCTCAGATTAACGATATTGAATTTGATAAACTGGATCCTTCTATAGTAACATTTGGGGTAAATAGAATATGGTTGAAACACTTTCCGAACTATTTCTATTTTCACGATTCTCCTCTCTTAAAAGAGATAGAAGGGGACCGAATTCTAAAATCTAAATTAATATCATCAAGTCTGTGCTTTTCAAGCGACTATTTAAACCTTAAACCTTGTCCAGGCTGGATTGATGTTCATAATCGAGTAAATAGAGGCTCGTACCCAGATTCAGTCACAACCGGCTTACAGATACTATTCAATAAATATTTAGATGCATCTGAATACACAATCTATGTTGCTGGTACCTCGCTTAATTGGTCTGATCCTAGTCACTTTTGGAAACAAATAGATTATCGATGCTCGCACAATCCCTCTAAGCAATGGTATGTTCCCAGGTTTGAACTAATGTTTAATAATTGGAAGAGATTAAAGGATCTAGGCTATAACGTGATCTCGGTGACCCCAGGATCCAGATTGAACAAGCTGTTTAGATCTGAAGGCATAGAAAATCTATATCGAAAGGATTAAGGGATTGTAGCTACTACCGATTCTAATTTGCCTATTGATTCTCCTAACGTCAGGACCGAATCAGGAAGAGGAAAGGCTATTTTACGAGCTGCAGCTATTAGATCTAGAAAGGCCTTCTTCATTGTTGACAGAATGCTCAATAACAGGTTTTTCTTTTGTTTATTTTCAACAACGGCATACGCTGGATTAGGGGCAACAGGTGGAGCTCCAATCGCCGGCGGAATCGCAGTTGATGCAATTGCACTTGCTACATTTTCAGTCAATTGTTTGGTTGATTTTTGAATCAGGGTATAATTATTCTGAATTACTGCAACCTGTTCATTTACCGAAGGTTCCAAGGTCTTTTTAAAATCATCTAGGATTTTCTTTTTCTCCTCTTCAGCCTCCTCCGGGGTCTTTTCTCCAGTTTCTTTCTGTCTGTCCAATTCCTCAGAATATCCAGATAACTGCTCATTATTTTTTGCAATTTCTTCGATAATTTTATCTTTATCAAGTCCTGGGACTGGAAATTTAGTTTCCTTTCCAAGAGCTGCGATCAAATCATCCATCTTTTGTAACTGTTCTGCTGCCGCCATTTTATTTAGTCTTGGTTATTTTACTTAGTACTGCTGGATTCAATGGAACTAGGGGTGGAGTCAAGTCTGCATGAGTATGAGTATCAAAAAGGACTTTAAATGCATCTCCAAGTATCACAGATTCAGTTGCCCCAGCTCCTAATTCTATTTGTGGAGAATCTACCACTACTTTATTATCCGTTTTTACCGTAATCAGATTTTTTTGATTGATGTTAATGCTTGCTCCTTTTAATTGTATGGTTAATCCCTTATTTAGAGTAAACCAAATCTTGAGTTCCTGGTCTCCATCAAAAAGGATAAAATGAGATCCTTCGTATTCAGATTGGGCCTCTTCTTTAATATCATCTGCCAGCTCATGAATTGCAAAATACTCAGGAGCATAGATATTACCTCCGTTAAATCTGATTGCAACCACTGAATTCAACTTAGGAATTGAAATCGAACCCGATTTGCCTCCAGCACCAAAAATCATACTCTTTGGAGTAGGATAGGCCCAAGGCAGATCTGCAGTTGGTAGGTCTTCATGAATTCCAAAGATTCGTACCTTACATCTGCCCTCTTTTCTAGGATCTGCAATATCCTCGACTATTCCCATGAAATACTTGTTTAAATAATCAGATTCATTTGAATCAGTCTCATGCTTACTATCGATCATATTAATTTATACAGTTTTAAAATTTTTTGTTTTAAGGATAAACATCTCCATCTGGTTCCTTTTTAGAAGTTTTTACTTTTGGATAAACATTCTGATCAGGTTCAGTTAAGTTTTCATTCGTATCTGGATAAACATCGCCGTTGGGCTCTTTTCCTGGTCCTGCTGGTCTATCATATACTCTTCCTATTAAAGGTTGAGATATAGGATTATATACTGGATAAATATTTCCACCCGGAGGAGGAATAATATTTACCTGGTTAGAATAAACATCTCCAGCTGGAGGAGGTGTCACTTGATCTTGACCTGCATATACTTGGCCTGACGGTGGAGTCTGAATTTGACTAGAAGCCGGATATGCATTCTGATTAGGTTCCGCTGGATAATTTACCGTTCCAGTGTAAACGTCACCATCTGGTTCCGCTGGATAATTTACAGGTCCTTGATAAACATCCCCGTTAGGTTCCGCTGGATAATTTATAGGTCCATTGTAAACGTCACCATTCGGTTCTGGTTGATAATTTATAGGTCCCTGATAAACTGATCCGTCGGGCTCATTTTCAGGTTCAGGGTCACTTACATATATTGATCCTTCAGGAGTTGTAGATAGATTTACCGGATCTGGATAAATATTTCGATCCACAACTTCAGCTCTACTTGGAACTCGATCGCCATTGGTCGCATATCCGGTTGAATACGCGTCAGCCGCCGGGGGACGTTTAGGATCTGCTGATTCTTGATATAAATCTGATCCCAATCGAGGCGCATATGCTTCACCTAATAAATTTTTTCCAAGAGATTTAGTTGGTATCTCGTCTCCATTTGTTGCATATCCTTTATCATATCTGTCTCCTAAATCAATCCTATTGTTTATTACCTGATCCCACGTATCGGCGCCATTAACAAATCGAGCAGCTGCTTCTAAAGTTGGATTAATTAATCCTCCTATTTGGGATAAGTAACTTAATCCTCTTTGACCTGCTCTTGATATGTCGTCCCCTACTATCGGTAGGCCTGTTAAAAATCCACCAATATTCTGTGCATTTGCACCTGTGAATCGAGTTCCCCATGGGTTCTCAATCTCAGTCTTTTCAGGTTCAGCGAAAATCTTAGTACCGTCTCCGAATTTATATTCCTCTTCAAACCATCCTATTTTAATATTAAATTTATTTGAAGCCATTTGTGGTTTTGCTCCTATATCTAATTTATCATCAAAAGGCTGGGTTGAACTAAAATCAAATTCACATTGTCTACATTTATATTTAATGTATCCATACTGTTCTAGTATGTTTCCTCCGCTTAGGGTGCTTCCTATATTTCCAATAGCTGCATTATTGATTCCCAATGCTCCCGTGATAGTGTTGCTAGTCCCTCCTAAACCTGGAATTCTCCACCTTAAGTTTCTAAATTCAGCAATATAGATGTCCATTGAAAACCATCTTAAATTATCTGGAACACGTTCTCTTCTATAGGTTAAATCATAAATAGAATGAGTATATAATTCAGCAAGTTCTTGTATTCTTAAGTCAACTGCTTCTAACGTTCCTATTGTAAGTGCAATGTCTTTGGTTTTATAACCCTTAGTAACGTCTCTTGCTTGACTTCTAAGCTTATTTAGTCCGCTAATTGATTGAAAATACCAAGGAGCTTGAAAGGTTAAATATCTTAATATCTCTCTAAAAGTAGCTAGAGAATTTGCCTGAGCCGCATAGCTTCTGCTATTTAAAAAATTAATAGCTCCCCATTTTCTTCCAGCGTTAAAAAGAGGACTTTCCCACAATTTAGAATCTTCATATCCTACATTCTTAGGCTCAGTGTCTAAGTTAAAATCAATAGAAAAAGTTAAAAACGTAGGCTCATCGAACGGATCTATAAGAAATCCTTTTCTAAAATTATTTGCGTTTCTGGTTGTTTGTATAAAATTATGCACCCTATTTAAATTTTTTCATTCTCCCAATCTATTCTGCTCAATTGAAATTCAGTTCGATATGTAAAAGCAGGATCCATGCTATCAAATATATATTTAACTGAATTTACATAGTATCTTCCTGATAAATAAGGATCAGTTATAGTGGCCCCTGCGCTAAAAGATTCTCCAGTTTCTATAGAATCATTATTGAATGAATCTATTAATTTTCTATCAACGGCCGGAGTGGTTATCACTACTGGAATTCCGCATCCTCTATAGACTTGAAAGTTTATTCCTGCAGTTTCAACTTTTAGCTTTATTTTATTTAATTCGCTATCATTGTGGTCCTGCGTAATAGCAGATGCGTTCCATTCTCGATGCGCGTTACCATATTCGATATTCATCCATTTTTTAGTCATGTTTGATTTTAAATCCTCGTCTTCAGGTATTAAATATACGTCCTTTTCTTCAGCTCCTTTAATTTTTGCAGGATTAAGATAAAAACTGGTAAATTTAGATCCTTCTTCTAATAGGTGATCATAATAATATAGAGTTTTTCTGTATCCTTTAGATTTTAAGATAGATCCATTATCTCCCATAGGCGAATAATTTATGATGTATTCTGGCTTTCCTCTATATTGATCTAAATTATTAAGAGCTAGAGGGACAGTATACGCATTTCGATTTAATCTGGCCTTTTCAGCTGCTTCTTGAGACGCAACTAATTGAGAAGCATCAACATCTGTATCATAAGTTCTATTTAGTTCCTGCCCGAAAATAAGTTGATTCGATACGTTAATAAAATTTAAATTATAATACTTATCAATAAAAGAATGAAATAGGGTATCGTCATCTAAATAAGCATGTTTTCTTATTTCAGAAATCATGTGTAAACTGTTTCTATTTGGATTGATCCAGGTCATAGCATCATCAGTCTCAAAATCGTTTTCAGCAAATCCTAATCCTAAATCAACCGCAATCTGATTAAGTGCCACTTTAGAAGTCATGTTAGGATAACTTCTAGACACATTATCATAGAGTTTTGGTATAAAAAGTTCCCCGGTCATTACGTAAGTTGCTCCTTTATGTATAACTGATGCATTCATTACCGCATCCTGATTCGATCTAATGCTAGTTATTAAAAAATCACACCTAATAGGTTTAAAAGATTCATTTCCAGTTTTAATATATACACTTAAAATAGGATCTCTTTTTGGATAATTTCTGCTGCTTAGGGCTCCAGTCGCATCTGTGAATATCAGCTTAATTGTTGGGATAATTCCTGATTCCTCAATGATTAATTTATCAACGTTAGTTATCTCAATAGAATTTATTTTAACTAATGGAATTTCAGATCCTTTTTTTTCTTTAGCGCTTCTTTGATTTTTTGGAGTAATTATTCCTGGATTTTCTGCACTTGCTTTAGTGTCATCGATAACCGACAATTCCTTTAATTTTAAAGTAGGTAAAGTTGTGACTTTTATAGTATCCCTAAATGACATTTATAATCCTATATTATTTTGATTTAGAGAAGTTTTTACCCGGTCTCTTGCTAGAGATGATAATGCTCCTCCTCCATTTGTGTTTCCGTCTCCAAATACTATTTTTCCATCTACTTCTCTTGCATTTTGAACCCCTTGTCTGTTAATATTAGGAGGTAAAACTTCCCCTATTTTTTTCTGAAGATTAAGCAACCTATCCTTATCTTTTTGAGTTTTTGGATCCAATATTGCGCTAGTTGAAATCTGGTCAGGATTAGTTTCAGAGACTTCCCCTCTATTAGGATATACTCTTGGAGAAACAATGCACTGATCTAGATTACTAGCCGGAAGAATATAGAGAGTATCTCCTTTTTCTAATGAAAAAGGATTAGATATTCCATTAAATTTCAAAAGAGAATCCCATAATTTGGATTGACCTAATAGCCGATTGGCAACAAGATCAGGTCTCATTTGTTCGAAATCAGTAACTACTGTTAATCCTCCTCCATTCACAGGATTGTTCGGAAACCTAAAAGTAGATCTGGTTAAATCATTAACTATATCTCCATTTGCCTTCTCAAATTTCAATTTCTTATTTAATAAATTACTAAGTAGCATAATCTTTTAATCTTTTGTATAAACTTTAAGGAAATAATCCTGTAATATTGGAGCATTTCCGTAAATCTCTCCATATCTTTCAGTCACTCTTCTTTTAGACTCTTCTAGCGATTTTTTCCAAGTTGGATCTTCAGCGTAGATTTCAGCATCCGATTTCTGTGAGCTTACTCCATTTGTATTTCTAGCTCCCTCAATAGGAATAGCATCTCCTTCATCTACTAATCCTGATTCAGCCCCGTACGCGCTGTTTAATCGATTGCTGCTTGTTTCTCCATATGAGTTATAGGCTGAGCTTGGTGGACTTACTTTTGAAAACCCTAATGCCCCGTTACCCAAGTTAAATATTGATTCAATATCCTGTTTTGCTCTAGGTCTGCCGTGACCCAACGTAACCGCAAATTTAACTTCAGTAGGAAAATCATCAATACTTAAATTTTCATCAAATGTGACTTTTACTGATTTAAGAAGAAGATTTCCCATCACTGCCCATGGATTCATTGGGTTGCCAACCGTTATGTGCCATTCTCCAGTTGCTCTACCGTCTAACACAGATCTATAAATCAAAGGTTTTTGAAGCAGTTCTCCAATCCTAGGTGCTAATAATTTGGCAAAAGGCATAGAAGGGTCAAGTCCTGGAGTATTAGCTGCTTGATCCTGAAGGTTTTTTAAAGTCTGAGGATCCACATTTTTTCCCTGCTCAAATGATAAATCCAATTTTTTTCTTTCAGCCTGTACCTGTTTATCAGTTAGCGCTCCAGATAGAGCACTAGTTGCAAGAGATATCAATTGTTGTACATTTCTACCTGCTATTGTTGATAGCTGTTCTATCCCTACTTGAATCGCCCCTAATACGTCTCCTTCTAAAATTTGATTTTCCATGTCTAATCCAGGTATAGAAACTCCAGTTTTTTGAAAATATCTGGATCCTCCTCCCCAAAAAGGTGCGCTGTTGTAAGTTAAAGAGAGAAAATTACTAATTAGATCTAAAAAGGCTATCTTTGGGTTTATTCCTTTGTCACCCCCTGCCCCGAATGATCTTAGAGAATATTCAAAATTTAGAGTAACATCTGTAATTCCTTCTGTGAATCCTCTTGATCTGATTTGAGTTGAATCAATCACGTTGACTGGTCCCAATATTCTATTCCAATAGGGACCGTCATCGCTGTATGCACTCTTTATATACTCTTGAATGCTTTTATCGTATCCAGCTAGCTTTAAAATATCAACTTTTCCATTCCCACTAAAGATTTGAGTTTTTAAAACATCGACCAGAGTTTTTCCAGTTGCTTCATTTTTAGTATTAGATACTCCTAATGCGCTAAGAAGTTCCTCAATTGTGATTTCATTTCCTTGAATATCTTGAACTTTTGCATTTTTAGGTGCCCAGTTCAGACCCCATCCTAAAGGTAATATTGAACCGATTCCATTACCCACATCCGCACCGTACCAGGTCACGGCCTGAGCGAGAGGAATTAATGGACCTTTTTCAGGAGAGATCTTTAAATTGTCTTCTACCGGCATATGATATCTTCTAAGAGTCACCATTCTATTGTTTGGAACCTTTCCATAATATTTGCACCATAAGAAATCTCTAGCGGTATATGGAGTCGGAGACATAGCTGACGCCATTTCTCCTTTAGTCTGTCCTGCTATTAATCTAGACCACTCTATTATATTGGCAGCACTTGGATTTTCAATTATCGTTTTTCTAACATTGCTAAATTCACCTATCTTTGCTTTAAATAGTTTTGAAATATCTGATGTAAATTGTTCATTTCCAACATCCACACCTGGTATTATAACATCTCTTCCTCCTGGTACTTTTTGCGTAATGTCGGTTATTGACGTGAAATTTAAGCCTAGAGCAGCAGCAGATTGATCTGCATTTCCAATAGGAGCATCATAATGAAGTTCCTTTAGATACTCAACAGCATTTAATCCAAATTTACTGTATCTAAATACTTTAAAAGGATTAAATATTGACCATGTACCTGGAACTGGAAAAAAGAACTTATCAACTTGAGCATATTCAACATTGCTGTAATCATTTACTAATGCTTGGAATGATTCGACCGACTCGTTTATTAACTGATCTGTAGTCAGCTCTTTATTTTGTTCTCCTGCCATAAATTATGAGTTTTTAATTATCTATTTCCTGAAATGAAATCGTCAAACTTTACAACTTTAGTAAAATCTACTGAGCTCACTTGATCCTTTTCCTTCTTTTTAGATCTCTTCTTAGGCCTAGTCTCATTCTTTTTACCTGGGCCTAATAAGGAAAAAGTATCCATGTCTGACGGCATGCTTAGAGGGGTTTGATATGACTGTCCGGGAGCCTCTGGGTTTTCCATTGTAAATGCTGGAGAATCCATTGGGCTCAACATATCTTCCTCTAGTCTTGATATCTTAAGATAATTCTTCATTACTTTTTAGATTTTTTGTCCAGCCCTACGTCTTTAAATTGATCAAATCCCATTACCCACATGTCCCTCTTTACCTGTCCTTTCATATAGTTATAGACCGAATTAGGGCCTTCACTCTCTTCTGGGTGTTGAAGAACAGCGTTTTGAAGCTTGGCTTTTCCTCTGGTGTAGTCCTGGTAGTTTTTCCAGCTTGAATCTTTTTTAGACATAGCTCTTTTTTATTATTTATTTGATGGTTTTAAAATAAATAATCATAATAAAAAGGTAAATTAATCAATGTTAAATCACGTTTTAAAATATTATCAATGGATTCTAAATGAGTCTGAAGAAGCAGAATCGCCTGATTCAGAATATCAACTTCTTTTTAATGGTTGGGAAGAAAGAGGAAAAGAAGCTGCTAATTATTTAGTAAAAAAAGGATATAGTAAAGTACATGCTGCCGCCTTTATTGGTAATTTTGCTAAAGAGAGTGGAGTCAGGCCAGATGTTAGTCAGAGTTCAATAAAGAGTTTAAAGTTAGGAACAGGATTTAAATCTACAACTCCTGAAACAGCAAAAAATCAATCTAAAAAATCTGGATACGGTCTAGCTCAGTGGACTGAGGAAAGAAAGAATAAATTAATTGAAGCGGGAGCTTCGACTACTAACGCTCAATTAGATTTTGTAATATCTGAATTAAAGGATTCAGAGAAAGCGGCTTGGTCTAAAATAAAAGCTGAAACAACAATATCAGGGGCAACAAAAGCAATCGTTACGCATTATGAAAGAGCAGGAGTCGCGGCACTTGCTGACCGAATAAAGTATGCGACTTCAATCTATAATTTAATTAAGTAACTAATAGATCGTAGTATATTCTCCGTCAATAAAATGTATGTGTTGAGCTTTTCCGTTCTTGTGTATGATAACATGAGATTGTAACCAGCTACTGGGTCCTAGATTGTATCCTACTCTTAATTTAGTAGAAGTTCCAACTGAAATTGCTCCGTCTGCTCGACCTGGAGTATGGTAGTGACCTACTATGATCTTAGTATTTAATTTTCTAAACTGTTGTAGAGACCCTCTGGTTCCTCCTGATCCAATATCTCCATGCTGGGCTAGTTCCCATCCTTTAACAATATAACTATCACTACGGCCTAAGGTAATGAATTCTGGATATCTTTGATTAATTAGTTCAGGTATAACTCCTTTGATTCGGTCAGCTTCTGCATACTGTCTCAATAAAATTTGACTGTATTCCATATATTCCATTGAATTCTTAGGAGTAGGCTGTTTCTTCCAGTCTTCATTCTTTAACCATCGATCAATAAAATCATCGTGATTGCTTCTAACCACTACCACATTCTTGAATTTTTTGAATATAGAAATAGAGTCCAACATCTCATTGACCTCTTCCTTTAGAGAATTGGTTCCTTTTATCTCTTTTCGATATTGAGCAAAAGGATCTTTCATTTCATGATGACTGATTGAATCACCATCAAAAACATCGTGTAGAACCACATGTTTAGGGACCAATCGATCCAGGAGTTCAACGGTCTTATCTACCACCTGTGGATCCAATTTTCTACAGTGCCAATCTCCCAGGATACAGGCTTCAATATCAGTAATTTTTCTGATTCGAGTGTTCCCAATCCATCTAACTGGACTTGCTCCAAAATTAGCTGCAATCCAATTCATCTGCTCCAAAGCAGTATCAAATTGAATTTCCTCTTTTTTGCCTTCAAATCTGACATCCCAGCAGAAATCCGAAAAGTCACCAGATTCAGTAGCTGTCACTTGCCTTACAAAAAAGGTCTCATCGTCCTTGATCTCTACGATCACGAATCCTAGAGTATGGTGAAACTCACCCTTCTTTCCAGCTTTTGAATCTGTATAATTGTCGATTGTGCAGGCTCCAGTTGTTAACATCATTTTAGGTTTACAACCTTCCAAGACTGGAATCATTTCCATCTGTGCCTTTGGGGAACCAAAAACACAAGAGTTGATTCCGCTTAAACCCTGCATCCCAGTCATAGGATTAACTGCAGTTGGTTGAATTTTCACATCTGACATGATGGAAAGATACTTATGAACATCGTGTCGAGCTGCATCTAAATAGTCAGCTACTCTTTCATGCCAAACATCTCGATTCTGTTCTGAGAATACAGATGTTGGATTTTTATACCGGCCTGCAATAACATGAATGTCGGCATTTATAAAGTTAGCATACTCAATTAGGTTAGTAAAAAAGACCTCGTGTACCGGAGTATTGTTCTGGGCCCAAGTAATGATGAATCTTTTCTTTTTCTTATTGAACTTTCTCTCTTTTGCTTTTAATAATTCCTCTGATTCAGTATCCTGTTTTTCCTTTAGTCCAAGTTTAACTGCCCATTTCTGAATGGTACGCTGACCCTTATTTGCAAATTCCATTAGGACCTTCATTCGATCGTCCCATTTGCTAGATTTATCATAATAAATCTTCTTAAAGAAGTCCTTGTCTTCTTGAGTTAATTCTTTAAATTTCATTGTTGGTATTTTTTGAAACTTTAATCTTGAAGTAGATTAATTTTAAGAGGTGCTGGCAGCAATATATCGTATCCAATAATAATTCCATCCTTATTCTTATATTAGAAACAGAGAAAAAGTTTTAACCTTGTCCTGTTAAATTGAGCTCATTCTGTAAATTAAAAAACTCAGAACTGATAGATTTCGGAACAAGATTTTTGAATTTAGCATAGTCTTGACCTAATATGCAGTCTAGAACTGATTCTGAATCCTGATAGCTAGGTATTTCTACCAATTTAAAATCATCAGACAGCCTTAATGGAATGTCCTTCTTTTTAATATAGTCCAACTGCAGAATATAATCATTGATTCGTCTCTTAGAGGTTCCCCATAACACCGGATCATATTCTGGTTTCAAACATTTGATTATGTCCTTTATAGAAGAATAATTGATTATTCTGATATCCTTAATCAGATCTGGAAATTCTCTTTGTACTTTTTCCAATAGTAGTCTAATGGTTCTCTCCGAAAAATTAGTAGCTCGGTTCTTTTTAATGATCGCAACTACAACACAAGGTAACCCGTTATTGCTTTTTAAAGCTTTGATTGCTTTGATATGACCGTTATGGATAGGTTCAAATCCCCCAATCAATAGATTAACTTTTTCTGCTTTGGTTAAGCGTCCTGAATTGATAAAATCCTCTTGGTTTTCAATCAGGCCGGTTTGATTTGGATTAGTTCCGATAAATTCTCCAAAAGAAGGGAAGAGCGCTTCATATATCACATCTCCGATAACTACTCTCTTTAATTTTTGAATCTGAAGATTCAATTGATTTAAAAGATCATCATCGAAAAATGGAGAAGACGACTTCTTTCTAGGCTTTCTAAAAAAGTTGGTCAATATCCTATAAATTTCTTTGTAAGTTTCATCTCTCTTTAAAACAGAGGCAACTTCAGCATCGTTTATTAATGCATAGTCGATATCAAATTCTGGATTCTTTAAATATTCTGGAACATCTAATTCAAGACCTTCGTATTTATAAGAATATTCTTTGATGAATTCTTTAAATACGTTGTTGATTAGCTTTATAAATCTAGCGTCATAGTCCTCTTCCTCTTCACATCTTTCTCTAAGATCAAATTCATCGTACATTTCTATATGATTCATCAGATCAATCACTATTAACCAGATATAATCGCTGGATTTTTTAGTCGGATTCTCAGATTTAATCTCTTGAGACTTTTCTTGAAAGATTGGATCAACTAGTTTAGCTAGAAAAATATTAGCCTTTGGATTTTCGTCATTTTCGTCGTAGAATCTAAAAATGATGCTCTCAATTTCACCCATTAGGCCTTCTTTCGACACCGTTTCATCTCCTTCTGGATTTAGAATAGAGATAATATACTTGGTAAAAGAAGTAGTCTTAAATCGGTCGGACAGCTCTTTAAAAGGCGAATATACGAATTCCTGAATTGCCCTTTTTTGCTCATCATCTAGCATACCTTCAAAGATAATGGGTGGAGACTCAACTTCTAAGAATTCAGCCCATTTTTTAAGATCTTCTCCTGTCTGTAGGGTTTCAATCGGTTTGCCCTGGTCATCCAATCGGTGAATATAGGTAAGAACCAGATCATTTTTAACCTTTTTATTAGTAGGCTGATCTTTTTTTGAGATATACTCAAATCCAAAAAACAGACTTGTTGGTATTCTCTGTCTCTTTTCTTCTGGAAATCCTTCAAAGTGAGAAATTGCCGGATTATAATATTTCATCAGCATTCGATCAACATAGCTGATCTCACCTGTCTTTTTAAAGTACTTAAACTTATCGTTTTCCTCCTTCCTTACCCCAAAAAATGTTCCATCTATCTTTTCGTTGATAATTACAAAATTGTTTAGAAGATTCTTTAAAAAGTCATCCCCTTTTTTTACATGGACCTGTCTTAAATCATTTATTCCTGCCATTATATAAGTTTATTAAATTGCTGAATCGCTCTCTTGTTGATCTTGTGGATTAGCCGGCATCTCTTCAGGTTCCGACTGGCTCATTTGATTTTTTCTAATAGATTTTGAATCAACTGAGATCGAGATACTTCTAACGTTATCAACATCTTCAGGATTCTTTTTAAAGTAATCAATCACCCTCTTTAAATTCATATTCTGTTCGCGTCCAAATCCTCCAAATTGATCTATCTTCTCTCTTAGGCTTTTAGTTGCATCCCAGCTACCAGCATAAGAAATGCTCCAGCAGTAGAATCTAACATCTTCTCCTTTGCCAGAATAGTAATGATCGATATCCTGAATCTTTTGTATTGCACCGTTAGCGTCTCGATAAGAAGTAGAGAACCCTTTAATATCAGCCGGTACTCCGAATCTGGTTCGGTCAGGCATGATTTCCATCAATTCTTCTATTCGTTTAACCATTTGATCGGCTGGATATCCTCTTAATTTAGACGGATCAATCTCAACTGCTTCAAACAATTTTTCGTATTCTCTAAAAGTGCTAACTCTCTTTTTCACAGTGTTAAATTTTTTATTATTTATTAAGAATATCATATAATAAAACCCTAAATGACTCAACACTATCCTCATTTAGATAATTAGTGAGCTCGAAAAATTCATTTGCTCTGCTTGAATCAGTTATTTGATCTCTAAATCTAAATAAAACATCATCGTATATTAATTTCTCAGCCTCATAGTTCTCAAAGACGTCGAAGCCGTCTTGCTTTACTCGACTAATAGCATTAACCTCATTAGATCGATTCACATAGATCAATTTACAATTACTGTAACTGTCAGTCAATAGAAAATTATTAAATTCAGTTAAAAGTCTCTCTCGGTCCATTCTTTTTCTAAATATTGACCATACGTAAGCGGAAAAGATAGATCTATCGAATACCACGTGATTTTCCTTTAAAAAAGTGGAAGAGATGCCAAGAATAGTTATTATATTTGAAATACTGAAATAATGTACGCCTGGACCCGGTTCCTGATCCTCTATCTCTAATATTTTAATCCAGTCAGTGAATTTGAATTTATAATACAGGATTTTAGGATCCTGATTTGATTTAAAGAATTCGTCAACTAGGTAAGATTTTCCTGCTCCTCTTGGTCCTTCTACTAATATGATCATTTAAAAGATTTTAAGATATTTTATCTAATAAATAATAAAAAGTTTTAAAAGTTGAGGAAGCACATAAAAATATTTGAAGAATTTATAGATTCAGTTGGAGAATTTTCTGAAACTGAATATACCTGGCAAGACCTTAGAAATACGATGCAGGCCAAGCTTCCATTTATCATAATAGATTTTCAAGATAAAGCTTCTTATGATTCTTGTATAGCAAAAGATCTATACGATGAAAGATGGGCAGTTCAGACCTATAATCAGGCTCAGTCTGAAAATGGAGACATGAAAACCTATCCTAGTGTTTTTATTTTCGAAACAACCCGAGAAATAGAAGACAGGGTAAAAGAATTTTTTAAAAGATTTCAAATATATCGAATAATCGTAGGAGGAGCTGAATCTGATCATCCTACTGTATATATTGGAGGAAGCTCAGGTGACTTTGGAAACGACATAGTGAACGGGACTTCACCTTCTGATGTAGGGAGTGATGACTACTATCAAATCGGAGCAACCTACTATAAATTCATAAACACTTAAAACCTATTCACTCGTTGCTGTAAAATATAATATGAGTAAATCAGCTGAGATATCTAAAAAATTTGGTAAAAGACGAGAAGAAGTATCAAGAGAGATACAGGAATGTGTAGAAAAGATGATGAACATCAAGAATCTAAAAGAGGTTCAGGTCTTAATGCTTTCGATGCGTCAACGTCTGCTCGAGGACAATCACACCTTAATCGAACATGCTTCCAATGTTAGAAAACAATTTAGGTCTGATAAAAGTGCCCAACTTGAAAATATTTCAACCAACCTACAGCAAAGATATCAATACACTGAAAAGACTGTCTTAATAGACGGACGGACCACTGAGATTAAGCACATGATTGACCTAATAGAAAATCAAATCACCTTCTTTAATGAATCTATCAAAACGGTAGACAACGTTCTTTTTGGAATTAAAACTCGAGTTGAGATAGAAAAAGTTCTTGGAATTTAATGCTTAAATTTAAATTACTAGCTGACCAGAAACATTTTAAATTAGAAGAGTATTCTCTTAATATGGAGAAAACCAGCCTCTTTTCCTGGTTTAAAAAGAAATCTAAAGATGCTGAATTCAATATCCTAGTTACCAGAAAAATCTGGGATGGGATGGATCACTTCATAACCAAAGAAGGAGTCATTTCAATTGAACTTTGGAAAGAAATACTTAATTTTTCGAAGAAGACTGGAATCGAGGTAGACGTGGAAGGAATAGATCGAATGATGGACGGATCCTTAGACAAGGAATCATATACCCAGTTCGTCGATTCTCTTTTTAAAGGGGTCCTAACTGATAAAGGTGAACCTCTCTATCCTCGAGACTATCAATTAGAGGGAGCATTTAGAGCCCTTAAATACCAATTCTGCTGTCAGGAATTAGCCACTTCAGCCGGTAAAACTGCCATCTTTTATACTTTTAATTCCTACCTAAAACATATAGGAGTGATCAATTCACAGCACAAGGCCCTGATGATCGTTCCCAATGTGAGTCTGGTTAATCAGACGGTTAAGGCATTTGAACAATACTCGAATGGTCTGGTTAAATGGAAGATTCACTCAGTAGGAGGAGATAACGATTTCAATCTAAAGGAATTTTTAGATTGCGATATGCTAATCACAACGTATCAGAGTCTAATAAACCTGGTTCCCGAATGTCTAGATAAAAAATTGGAAACCTTAATCAAGAAGAGGGTCAAAAAAGACGAAGCTGATGATCGAGATGCTAAGAAAGCCAAATTGATCGAAAAGATAAATGAAATTAAAAAGATCAATCTTCCTTCCTACTTTAAGGTCCTAAATATCGATGAGGCTCATAAATCCAGAGGAGGATCCATTAGCGATATTATTGCTGCTTGTAAAAATTGGAGCTATAAGCTAGGATTATCTGGTACCATGAAACTGAACGAAAAGTATTCTGATTTCTTTAAAATGCAGCAGAATGTCGGACCCCTAGTCATGACTCTTGACGCTAAATTCCTAATCGATAATGATTATTCTCCAAATATTAAAATCAAGCAGATATTTCTAGAGTACGATGAATCTGGCGAAAAAATAAGTGAATACGTCAAAATTCAACGGGATCCTGACTTAAAGGACAGGGTCAAGGCCCAATTTAAAGATCCTAAGAATTATGGGATTCATATGCTTGGAATTGAAAAGTCTATCATCTTCGACAGTGAAGAAAGAATCAAGTTTATCAGCCGGTTTGTTAAGAAACTGGGTAAAAACACTCTTATACTCTTCTCTGATATTGAGAATGGATATGGCTCTAGAATCTGTGACACAATTAGGTTCTGGAACGACCATACCTATTATATAGACGGATCCATTAAAAATTCAGATCGAGAGATTTATAAAGACACTATGGAATCAGTAGATGGCTCGGTGATAGTAGCTTCGTATGGTACGTTTGCAACTGGGATTGACCTTAAGAACGTACATCATATTATTTTTGCTGAATCAACTAAAGCTGAGATAACGATCAGACAGGCAATCGGTCGAGGGATGAGATATCTGAAAGGAAAAGAAGAAGTAATCATCTGGGATATCATCGATGATTTAAGCGGATATTCAGTTAGACATGGATCTGAAAGGATGAAGATCTATAAAGAACAAAAATTTAAAATTCTACCTGAAACTCGAATAAATCTATCCAGCATTAATTAGCTTCTCCAGCTCTTTGAAAATATCTTTCGATTCTCCTGCTTAATCTGATTCTTGGATCTTCTTCTGATCTTCCTAGTTCTTTATAAGGAACCATAAAGCCGAAACTTATAAACACTCTTCTTGAATTAAAGGTATCCGTCCAGTGTTTATACAAGGATGCTTCAAAACAATATAGATCTAGCTCTTTCACCGATAAATTTTGATCTCCTACATAGAATTTATAATCATCGGATAGCAGACATAGATTGCATTTATAATTTATGTACCCTTCAACTGAAGCATCATAATGAGGATTTATCTTTCCTCCCTGTTTCATGTCAACTGCCTGAAAAAACGTGTGGTCCTTTGATATTCCTAACTCTTGAGATATTCTAACTATCAGATCATAAATAAGATCTGGCACTGAGTCTTTTGAATTTTCAGTGATCGATTGATATTTAGCTATATAATTGGTTAACTCAGTGTTAGAGACATCATAAATATGGGAAACTCCATTCAATTCTTTTGCAAGTTCAGTTAGATGATGATTGGAACTAGTTTCATTATACTCTATTCCTTCAATCCATTTAATTAATTGAGCAGCATCCTTCTGATCAATAAAGTTGCTTATTACTTTATGATTTTTAACTTCCATTTAGAAAGAAATTCTTTCGGGCCAATCTCTTCAATCACGCTGTTCTTCTGTATCTTAGAAATTTCATTAAATCCTTCATCAGTAACTGAAAGGCAACAGAACCAATGAGTCGCGGGATTCTCTCCTTTTTCAGAAACTGGAGTCTTTAGTACTTCTCCGTTTGTAATTGCTTTAGCTAGTTTTCTTGCTTCTGCAACATTTTCATCCGTGCTTAATATACAAATTCTTTTCATGTGGTACTTTTTATTTTAGCCGACGTTTAACCATCCATAATCATTATGAACAATTCTCTTGTTATTTCCGTCGTATAGATCAACTTCAATGTTAGATATTCCTTTTTTAGATATCATATAGATCTTGCTGTTGATATAAACATCGATACCGTCAAAGGTCTTATTTTCAGTGATTACCATTCCTCTGTTTTCTACGTGCCATGCATTGTCATAATCATACTGACCAGTGTTGACTTGATCTACTAATGTTCCGTTGAGGTCATATTGACGCAGTATGATACCGTTGATTGACTCTGTAGTTGTAAATATTCGGTTCCTACCTGCAAATACATCGTCAAAAATAGCTACAGCAAACGTGGCCACTGATCCGTTTTCTTTAAATATTCTACATTGCAGTCCAGTTGATATGTTGGTACTTATAAAATTTGCATCATCATACATATCGTCTCCACCGTCGTCGATTGAATAAGGATTATCTCCGACACTATTAAAATAATATATTCTGTTAGGATCTCCTGAATCATAGGCTGGAAAGATCCCAGTAATATTAGAATAGTTTAAATTTAAAATAGAGAGAGTATTAGATATAGTCGCGTCATCTACTAGGTCTAAATATTCAGTTATTACCTGTTCAATGTCTTCTAAACTTACTTGCAAGCTATCTTCATCTGTTGCAAATAGTAGATAATGTATTTCGGTAGCTGATTCTATTCCAGTTATTTGGTGAAGGTCATATTCTGTGCTCTCATCAATGGATTGAACTATTCCCTCGCCATCGGTGTCTACAATGATGATTTGGTTTATTGAAGGATCGTTATTATCATACACCTGTTTAACATAAGCGGTATAGCTCTTAGAGTATCCAGGTATTGGCAGAATTGTGGTTGAAACCTGGCCATTTCCGTCTGCTCCAATGTTGCCATCAATTTTAAAGCTTTCTATCGATATTGATTTGGCGGCAAGTACAAATAGACCGGGATAGTGATTTGTAAAATAATTAGATCCTTGTCCAAAGTACTTGGTTCCAGGGGCAACGCTCCCATCCATTACAAAATCTTCAGGTGCGGCTTCACCGTCAATTTCTATCATTTGAGTGTGAGTGTATGTAATAAAATTTTTATCCCAGGTAAATTCATAAGGTCCACTTGTCTGATTTAAATTTACGTGGAAGTTAGGACTGCTACTATCAGAGAGAGCCGGATACTTAATCCAATTGCCAGATGGCGACAAGTAGCTGTCTAAATTGTCTCCATTTATCACATAGGTTCCGTAAGAACTTCGAGTTCCGTGGCTTGGTGTATCTAACTCTAAAACATCACTATTCTTTACTCCAGCTGAATTAAAAGAGTGCACTATCGTGTTAGTTGAAGGGCTTCCAATATTATCATACTCCACTACTACCGCAATTCGGTTTTTAGTTTCAGTTATGTCAATATCAACTAAATCAATGATGCTATGATTGAGTTCAGTAATAATAACTTCTCCTCCTGCTTTAATAACTAGGGCTGATAGTTGATCGCTCATATCAGGATCTGCCGCAAAAAGTGAATAACCGTTAACTAGTCCTTCATCATTCGTATATAATTTTTTAGATTCACCATCCGCGTAGTTATAATAAAAAGTAGTTTCTCCTGCATACATACACCAGATTAAAAATTGATCCGATTCTGTGAATCCGTCCTCTTCATTGTATTCCCCGTAAAATACAATTACTGCATTATTTACAGTATCATAATTATAGTCACTGCCAAAATCTCTTGATCGATATTGGTATTCCCAGTTTGTAAATGTCTCCGCAGATACATTGCCATCCTGAAGAGTGTTAGAAGCGCCATCATAATTAAAAATTAGATGTTGAACTGTATTATCTGATGAATTCCGTAAATGTAAAAAGAAACAATTGTTCCCGAAGAAAATTAAATCGCTATCAGTAAGCACACTATCGTCAATTTGGATCTGATGTGCCACTTCCCCATTGGTTTCAAGTATTTGTAATTTCTTTAGCCTGGAAGTATTTGCGTCTCTGACTCTGACCACAAGTTTGTCTAGATCCATATATAATCCAAAGTCCACAATTTCTTCGTTTAAATCAGTCTGTGTATGCTCATATATTTTAGTCGCTGCTACTCCGTTACACAGGTAGAATTCAGTAATAAAATCTGAGTCGTTCATTGTTTTATTAACCCGTAACCCAACGCCTGCAGATATAGCTTGGTCGTAATTGGTTCCGATGCTGAAACCCGTCGACCCTGCAAATACTGAAGTGTTAGTCAACAAGGACTCCCCGTCGAATACCCAAAGAATATCTTCATCGTAGTCAGTTGCAACTATAAATTTGCCTTCATAGTCGTTCATTTCAACATCGGTTGAAATCGCAGTAATCGATTCTACGATCTTTCCTTCTTTGGTTAAAAAGATTAGAGTATGCTCGTTGATATCCGGTCTGAAAAATCTTAATCCATATCCTCCATATAATATTGTATTCGTATATAGGTTATCTATGGAGTAGTCTTCTGTTGAAACTCCAGTGTCGAAAGGTCCAGATATCTTTTCTGAATAGTAATTAGCTATATAGTATCTAAAGGTAGGATGATCCTTTTCACGTAATATAACTAGAGAAGTTTGATTCTTTGAAGCAGGGTCTCCTTGGTGGATGATAGATCCTCCACCTCCTCCAGCGGATCCAGCTGCTGTAGCCGCTCCCTGTGTAGAATTAGAGTTTCTACCTGATCTTGATTGCTCATTGATTTTTTGCATGAAAGCTCTCCACCTTGCTTGCTCCGCCATCATCTCGATTTCTCTGGCTTCTCTGGCTCTTCTTTCTTCGTTTGATTCAGAATACATAGTTTTAAATTATATTTTTATTATTTATTCAACCCCTTATCCTCGATTCCACCCTTTTAGATATTCTTCAACATCGTCGGCCAAATACTCTAATTGCATTGCACCTAGATTATCCTCAAATTTTATCCTGTATAGGTCGATATAGTTTCTTGCAGATTTTAGATGTTCTTTAGTTCTACAGCTAGTAATCACCTGCTCAGCTTTCTCTTTGGCCTTTAATTGAATTAAGATTTCCATCACTTTCCATTTAATTTTTCAGATTCCTCTATTTTTTCAAATACTTCTTCTAATTTCTTAATTATCGGGTGACGAACAATATCATCTCTTCCAAGCTCGACAATTCCAATTTCTGGAATCTCTGAAAAGTGTTCAATTAAGATCTCAAGTGCACTCTTTTCACGCTTATTCACTGATTTCTGTTTTACATCACCTAAAAATATCATTTTGGAATCCTGTCCTATTCGAGTTATGAGGGTTTTTAGATTGTCTTTCGATATCTGTTGAGCTTCATCTATGATAATGATAGAATTATCTAGAGTTACCCCAAGGGCAAATTTAATAGGAAGAATTTCTATATTTCCGTTTGCTTTTAGCACCTCAGTTGCTGCTTTGCCGATCACCTTGTGAAAATTAGAGATGAATGGATACATATACATCTCCATCTTCTCCTCTAGGGTGCCTTTTAGATATCCTATCTCTTCATCTTTTGGCACATTCACTGACTTGATCAAGATGATCTTCTTATAGGTCCCTGAATTCTCTTTTAGCAGCTTTAGGGCCTTGGCACAGGAAAGATAGGTTTTACCGGTTCCTGGAGGTCCAGTTACAATGCTGATGTCCTTGGTCTCAATTGCAGTTATCACCTCTTTTTGGGCTTTAGATTTACATTTTATCGTAATCCCGGCAGATTTGATAGATTTATTTACTAAATCCTTTCTTTTCTCCTCTTCCCATCTTTGAATTTCTTCTTGAACTTCTGCGTCTGTTAGTTTGTTTTTATTCTTCATATTAATAAATTTTAATAGATATTATAATCCCTAATAGGATTTTTATATGATGTAGGTGCAAATTATAGA